CGCCAATACATGAAAGACAATAATCTAACGACCAGCGACGACTACACGAACGAATGGAAAGCCGCAGCAAAAGAGCGAGAACACTACAAAGCAAATGGCGGCACAATCACAAAAGATGACATTCGCAAAGCCATCCACCAGCTAGAAAGTCAAAACAATGGAAAATGAACTGTCTCTCCGCGAATCAATAGAAGCCGCGATGCCAGAAGAAGAAGATGTTGTTGAAACAGTTGTAGACAACACACCAGAACCTGAACAAAAAGAACAAACTCAGTCAGAACGCCCGCAATTAAGCACAACAGAAACAAAGCCTAAAGCTGGAGCGGAAGTAAAGCAGGAGGCCAAACCTGACGATACTTTTGGTATTCAACCAGGGCCTAAGTCTTCCCCCAAGACAGAAGGTCGCGCTCCAGCGTCTTGGCACCCTGAAACCCGCGAGCATTGGGCTGCTCTGCCTGAGTCTGTACGCACCGAGGTTGCTCGCCGCGAGCGCGAAGTACAAACCACGCTGAAAGAAACGGCAGAGGCGCGTAAATACGCAGAGCAGATTGAGCGCACAATTGCGCCATACCAGATGTTTATCAAAGCCGAGAACTCTAACCCGCTCCAGGCGATTGACAACCTGATGAGTACCGCAGCGCGTTTGCGGACAGGATCATCGCAAGACATCGCTCAATTGGTGTCTGGCCTAGTTAAGCAGTTTGGCGTTGGTCGCTTTGGGCAAAGCTTTATTGAGCAGCTTGACTCCGCTCTGGTGGGCGAGATACCCCGCGTTGACGCGCAGCAGCAGCAGCTACAGCAAGCCATGCGTCAGGAACTGGCTCCAATCCAGCAGTTTATGAGCCAGCATCAGAACGCACAGGTTGCAGCGCAGCAAAACATCACCCGACAAGCCGAAAGCGAAGTTCTTAACTTTATGGAGCAAGCCGAGTTTGCTGAAGATGTGCGCGAGGATATGGCTGATTTGATGGAAATGGCCCAGCGCCGAGGCCGCGATCTGTCGCTGGAAAATGCCTACGGTCAGGCTTGTTCCAGTAACGACAAAGTACGCGCAGTTTTGCTAAGTAGGCACAAAGCGCAAAGCGCACAAAAACAAACAGGGGCCGCGCAAAGAGCAAAGTCGGCGGCGGTCAGTGTCAGTGGCGCACCGGCAATGGGCGCACCGACAACAGGCGCGTTAGACGTTAGAAGTGCTATTGAAGCAGCTATTGCCAGCCACTCGCGCTAGTGATAGCTTTGATAAGATAGCTTGCGGCACTTTTTGGGTTATTTTTGGATAAAGCTGGACGTTTGCTAAACAAAGCACCATCCACCTTGGAACGCTGCGTTAGGTAAACACCACTAGTTAAGTCTGCTAATAATTAAAACTGTGTTGTAAGAACGTGCAGCGAATAACGCTACGGAGAGCCAAGGCTCCCACCGTTGTATCGTCGCGGTCACTGTGCCATCGAGCGATAGCTCGAACATGAGGCGACCACATTAGTTCCGCTGCAAGGAACAACTGTGTGTCACGCGAAACAACCATGTTTCGTGAACCCTTACCTCATGGAGATTTAGATGGCTTTTCCGAATACAACGGACATTGTAGCGACAACGATTCAAAGTCGTTCACGCGCTATTGCTGACAACGTAACCAAAAACAACGCCCTGCTTGCCAAGCTCAATATGCGCGGCAACATCAAGCCCATTTCGGGCGGTAATACCATTCTGCAAGAACTGAGCTACGCGCAAAACTCCAACGGCGGGTTTTACAGCGGCTATGACTTGCTGCCAGTCGCGGCGGCTGATGTCATCAGCGCGGCTGAATTTAACATTAAGCAGCTTGCTTGCCCCGTTGTGATCTCTGGCCTCGAAATGCTGCAAAACAGCGGCAAAGAACAGTTCATCGACTTGCTTGAAGGCCGCATTAATGTAGCCGAAAGCACAATGTCAAACTTGTTGGCGCAGTCGATCTACTCTGACGGCACCGGCTCTGGCGGCAAAGAAGTCACTGGCTTAAACGCCGCTGTGCCTTCTGACCCGACCACAGGCACATACGGTGGCATCAATCGCGCCACTTGGACGTTCTGGCGCTCACAACTGTATGACTTCAGCACCGAGTCGGTCACACCGTCTGCAACAACTATCCAAGCTGCGATGAACAAGATGTGGTCCAGCCAGGTCCGTGGTTCTGACCGTCCTGACTTGATTGTCTCGGACAGCATCTACTGGACGTACTTTATGACTAGCTTGCAAGCTATTCAGCGTTTCACGTCACCTACAACTGGTTCGCTGGGCTTCCCAACGATCCAATTCATGGACGCGGACGTTGTGCTTGACGGCGGCATCGGCGGCTACATCGGCTCATCGCTGATGTTCTCGCTAAACACCAAATACATCTTCCTGCGCCCACACAAGGACAGGAACATGGTCGCTCTCAGCCCGAACAAGCGTTATTCGGTCAACCAAGATGCGGAAGTCCAAATCCTCGGATGGGCGGGCAACCTCACTAGCTCTGGCGCTCAATTCCAGGGTCGTATTCAAGCCTAAGTAGCCGTGGTGGCTCACCTCGCCTTGGCGGGCTTGGTGAGTCACTTACCGGCTCGCCAAGGCATTTTTTTAACTAGGAGAGAGTAAAATGGCTCAAGCAACAATTGGTATTTCTGCCGCTCAAGTTACTGCTTCCACAAGCACTGCCGCGTTTCGTCTCGGCACTGTTGGTGGATACGACGATCCGACCCTGGGCTATCAGGAGTTTGTCTATGGTCAGGCAAATGGTGTCATCACTGGTGCCGGCTACGGCGTTGTCGAACAGACTGGTTTTGACTTCGTTATGGCGACGACAACAACGACTGCGCCTGGGGCTTCTGGTTACGGCACTCGTTTTGGTGCTGCCCAAGCTGCTCTCGCAGACAACGAGTTTGGTTGGTTCCAGATTTACGGCAAAGGAAGCATCCGCACTTTAGCTTCTGCGGCCAAAGGTACTCGCCTTAACTCAACCGCCACTGGTGGCGCTCTTGATGATGACGGCACGGCTTCTTCAGAAGCCATCACCGGCATTGTTATTCTGACCGCTACTGGCGGCACTGCCGCGACAAACGCTGACGCTGTGTTCTCGTACCCTGTAGTTGGCGAAACTCTGTAATTGCTAAAAACAGCGCGGGGCAACGTCTCCGCGCTGTTTACTACAAATAACAAAAGGACATAAAAATGGACACCGCCACAGCACCCTCTCCAACAGATTGGTCTAATGTTTCTGACGCCGTTGACGACAACTCAAACAGGTTTCAGAACGACGACAAACTTCATGTACAATTCAGCCGTCGCCCAAAGATTCAACCGGCTGAGTCAGACGCGGCTGGTCGCGCTATTTACAAAGAGATTGACTACATCACGATCATTGTCCCCGGCGACAAGGCAAGCATCGTTGAGCGTCCTGTTCAATCTTATGACGCTACGCGCTTTGCGGCCAAATACGCTAACTGGCAAGCAAACGCTGGTGTCGTGCAAGAGGGAACGCCGATTTCCTCGCTGCCTAAGATGACGCCCAGCAAAGTTGAGGAATACAAATACTTCTCTATTCACACCGTCGAGCAGCTTGCCGCTGCATCTGACAGCGTGGGCCAGAAGTTCTTTGGCTTCCAAGAAGACAAACGCTCTGCCAATGCCTTTTTAGAGATTGCAAAGGGCAACGCTCCGTTTGAGCGCATGAACAATGAACTTAAAGAACGCGATGCTAAGATTGAAGAAATGCAATCGCAGATCGAAGCTCTTAATAAAATGATGACTAAAGCCAAAAACTAATTACAGGCTGGGTTAGATGTCTTTTCAACTTATTGAAGATAATACACTTCTGGCAATAGTTCAAAACGTTGCTCAGATGGTGAGCTATCCTAACCCATCTGACCCAGCCGGTGATTCCGATCCTTCTGTTCAGCAAATGGTTCAGGCCGTCAATATGTCGGCTACAGAATTAATTGGATTGTACGAATGGCAATCATTAACTCGAACTTATGAAATTGCTATTGAAGCATCAACGCCTGGCATTTCAGAACAGGCGTTTGATCTGCCAGAAGATTTCTACGAGTGGATTGACCAGACGCAATGGAACAGCACTAATCAATGGCCCGCAATTGGGCCTATCAGCCCACAGATGTGGCAGAACTTGTTGGTCAGAACCGTCCTGCCAACGATGTCTTTTTATTGGCAAGTCCGCGACAATGAATTGTATATTTTATCGCCGCCAACTGAAGAACAAACGCTGACGTTTATTTATCAATCGTTGGGTTGGGTGCATGACCAAGACAATCCTGATTTACATAAAAACAGAGCTACTAAAAACGGCGACACAATCCTTTTAGACCCTTTTTTGGTCACGCTCTACACGCGAGCGAAATGGCTTGAGATGAAGGGCTTGGATTCAGCCGCAGCAATGCGCGACTTCCATGTCAACTTTGAAAACCGTAAAGGCCAAGGAAAAGGCTCGCCTGTCTTAAATATGGTGCGCTCTTATGGCTTCCCGTACCTTAACGCGCTTTACAGCACGCCCGACACCGGCTTTGGCTCGTAATGCCTTTAGTCGCAGTCAAACAGTATAAAAGCCCAAGGCTCTCAGCAGCAGCGCAAGTCTCGTTGTTGACCAGCATACCATCGCCCGTGGGCGGTTTGAACTTCCGCGACCCCATTAGCGAAATGCCTCCAACCGATGCGATGGTGATGGACAATTTCATCCCACAGCGGACAGGCTGTTTGCTGCGTAAGGGCTGGCAGTACAGTTGCAACAGCCTTGATGATCCTGTGACATCGCTGTTTAGCTACAACGCTGCTGACAGCGCAAATAACAAACTATTTGCGGCATCTGGCGGCAGTATCTGGGACGTTACCGGCGAAGACGCGATTGAAGATCAATCCGCAACGGGATCAACTGACGGCATTTGGAGTACGACACAGTTTGCGCTCACCAGCGGCGAAGTTGTCCTGCTGGCTGTGTCTCCCGGCGCTGGCTATTGGGTTTATGAGGCAACATCAGGTTGGACAGAAACAACGCCTACAGGCTTGCCGACTGATTTGTTGTCAGTAGCTGTTTGGAAAAACCGCGTTTGGTTTACTGAAAACAAGACTTCGACGGTTTGGTATCTTCAAGACATTGACGCAATTGATGGAACGGCTGTGGCCTTCGAGATGGGTTCGCTGTTACGCAACGGTGGCTCTGTTCGCGGTCTTATCAACTGGACGCTTGATAGTGGTTTTGGTGTTGACGATTACCTTGTCGTTGTCGGAACTGAGGGCGACGTTGGCGTATGGGCAGGAACTGACCCAACGTCTGCTGCTACATTCGGACTAAAGGGCGTTTGGTATGTCGGGCCTGTCCCATCGATAGGCCGGTTCTTTACCGCATACGGCGGTGATGTGATGATCTTGTCTGAACTTGGCTTGGTGCCAATGTCTCGCTTGGTCAACGGCCAGTTCAGCGAAATACAGCCAGGACCGGCAGCTAAGATACAGAACGTGTTATCTCCGCTCATTGTCAAATACCGCACTGATCCGTCTTGGGACGTTATTATTGTACCCAACTCTGACGTGCTGATCATTAAATTGCCGCCGCAATACGGAATCTATATTCAGTATGCAATGAACGTAAACACCGGCTCATGGTGTACGTTTTCTAATATGCCAATGGTCTGCACTGCGCTGCTTAACGGGCAGCTATATTTTGCCACTGATGACAATGCCATTGCCAAAGGTTTGTTTGGCGAAGAAGACGGACTGACGATTGAAGAAACCAGCGGTGACGCTGTACGCGGCGACATACAAGGCGCGTTTAATGCCTATGAGATGCCTGGTCGCATTAAGAAGTTTACAATGGTGCGACCTGTTTTTATTACGCAGCAAGCGCCAGGCGTGAAGCTGCGAATGAACACGCAGTACAGTTTTACAAGTGTGCCTGGGTCGCCGTCGTTTAGTGGAATTACCGCCTCAGAGTGGGACAACTCAGTTTGGGGAACTGCTAAATGGTCTGGTTCTTCTAACACATTTGAGAGTTGGTTTGGAGTTGCTGGTCTTGGTTATTTTGGCGCAGTGCGTATGCGCGTTAAGGGTCTTGGTGGATCAACTACGTTATCCTCCTACCACGTTCTGTATGAGCCAGGAGGCATCATGTAATGGCTTCACCACCAACATACGATTCTACACCTAGAGAACCGGGAGCAAGGTCTAATCCTTTAATTGCGGCTCTTCGAGGAATGTCCACTGCTCCTGCCCAGGCATCTGGGTACACAAAAGTCAGCACTCCCTGGGCGACAAATACACCTAACAAGCCGTATGAGCCAAGAATTACATCGTCCACCGTCAATCGTGATCCTGTTCCCAAAAAACCTGATGATATCACCGAGCCCGATCCTGGCACTGAAGGTTACTGGGAAGATGTAATTATTCCCGCCATAGAAGGTTTCGGTGGGGGTGGAACTTACAGAAATTGGGTTCCTGGCAAGAAACCTGGCGGTGGTGGCACGGCACCTGGCGGTGGTGGCACGGCACCTGGCGGTGGTGGCACGGCACCTGGCGGTGGTGGCACGACACCTGACGGTGGTGGCACGACACCTGACGGTGGTGGCACGACACCTGGCGGTGGTGGCACGGTTCCCCTTACACAGCGTCAGAATTGGGAAAAAATGGTTACTGATTACACTATTGCTAGAGACGCAGCAGGACAGAACGATAACGCTTTCTTGTCAACACCCGCAGGACAAAATTGGATTGGAACAAGAGATAC